GGAAGCCGATGCCATCGTCGCCGCCGAAATGGAGGAGCGACGAAAGGCGCGTGAAGCTGCTATCGCCGCCGAATCGGAGTCCTCCACAGATGCCAAGATTGAGGAAGCTAAGGATGAGGGTGAACCAGAAGTCTCTTCAGCCTAAAAATAATATTCGTTCATTTTAAATCAAGATGTTGAACGTCATAGTTGCCATCATTTTGACCAGTGCCTTCTTTATTTTGTTTTTTGAACCAAGGTTACGTTTAAATTCAAAAAACGAAAGTGAGAGTAAAAAGGTCGTCACAGCCGAGGGATTTGACGACGATACCCGCGAAGTTATTATATCTGGGTCATACCCCTATGAACTCATGGATTCCAAGTACATGTATGGAGACATTGGTTCATTTGTGGGGTACTCAAGCGTACCTGAGGATCACTGGTTGCATGGTTTTCCCCATGAAAAAGCCTAAGAGGAATACGGCGAAGGCTATGATCCACACAGACTTGTCCACACTTGAAAAAAAGTCTTGTCTCTCTGGATATGACTGAAATTGTTGTGGTGGATACATCATCTCTTGAGGTTGAAAGTAGTATTGTTCATCACGTATCGGTGTACTACCTTCATCCTTACCGTTATCTTTGAATGGATCGGTGCTTGGATTGTATTCAATTGGATTTCCTATATCAGTTTCCATTTTTAATATAATCCCTTGTTTTTTTAAGCATCTTCTTCCGCATCTTCATCGTCTACCACGAAGTCTTTGAGACTACCCTCGTCCTCCTCAGAATCGTACTCTTCTTCCGAGTCATCGTCAGATTCATCCTCTGTATCAATGTCCGAATCAAAATCGGAGTCATACTCATCCGTCGCATAGTCATCTTCCAATACGATATTTTCGTCTGGGGTGTAGAATTCGGGCTTCTTTATCTGTCTCCCAGATCGCGTCCTTGTTTCTACCATTTTATATGTATAAAGCCTCCTGTCTTTTAAGTATCTTTTATGGCTTCAAAGCTTGCTTAACAGCACTACTGAGTTCATACGTTCTCGTGGAACCTTTGGGAGCCCTTGTACACACTGAACATTTCTGGGTTATCGCACCCTTGTTGATGAGATAAGACATTGCGTGACCCTCGTGTTCACCCCGAATGACTTCACAATATGATGATGTCGTGAGAACTGAGAAGTTCCCTCTCTGCCTCTCAATGCTCACAATCTGAACATTCTCTGGCAACTTCATCCATCGGTGCATGAACGCCTCGAGGTGTGGTTTAACATCACCCTGTTTGATTTGTGGCTTTTCTTCAAACTTTTTAATTTTTGGACACTTTGTGAGGTCTTCCTTCTTTGGATACAACTTTTCAACTACATTAGGGGGAAGTTCATGCTGTCTTCCAT